GAAGAGACAGGTGCCCAACGGATCGCCCGAACGGTCGACGTAATCCGATTTGCGGAGTCGCACGAACGTCCCGCTGCCTTCTGACCGCCAGTCCGGATGAAACGCCGCCGGCGTCAGGATCGCCCGAAACGTGACCGGATCGACGAACACGTTTTCGCCGAGCAAACCCTGCCACTGGCTGGCATAGTCTCCGCCCTCCCCCCGCACCCCGCCCGTAATCGTGGTCTGCAGGCGCTTCCTGCCAAGCCTCGGCTGCGCGTGGTCGATCACCAGCGAGACCGGGGTGTCTTCGACCGGCACTAGCTACCACCAGCCGAGAACGCGCGCATGGCAATCTCGGCAGAGCGCGTCGCCCTTGCCTCCGCTTCCTCGGTCATCTGGGCGATTTCGTCCTCCGTGTAACCCAGCTCGCTCCAGATGACCGAGTCTGGGATGCCGATCCGGCGCTTTGCTTCCGCGGATTCGAGCCGTTCCCGCTCGCTGACCGTCTCGACGGGCGCCCAGGCGGCATCGTAACTCACACCAGACGTGCGCCAGGTGATGGCGCATAGGTCCTCCCAGGCGTTACCGAACTCGACCGTGCGGCCGCGTGCCTTGGCCGAGAGCCTCGATTCGGCGACCCTTAGCGCCTCGCCCGACGGCATGTCGCCCCCCATGCGCACGAAATGGATCGGGAGCCCGGCCACGCGAGCGAACCGCTCCTCGTTATCCCCTATTGACGTCGATAGAGCGGCGATATCGGCCGCTTGCAGCTGGCCCACCTGCACCTCGTTGCCCTCGAACACCCACACGCCGCCCCCCTTCGGCAGCGGATTCCGGATTGTCCCCGTCGCGGGATCGCGCTCGAGGACATAGCCCAAAACGTACCGCTGAGGAATCCCGTACGCCTCGCTCGTCAGGAGCAAATCAAGCAGACTCTTGTTCAGCGCATTCTGTAGCGGTATCAGATCCCGCAGCTCACTCACTCCTCCCCGGTTCGCGAACCTCACCGCCGGGACTGCCCGGAAAGGATGACTCTGCGCATGCGGGCCCTGCTCCGTGTACGGCGTGAGAACCGGCAACTTCGTGAGAGATGATGCCGAAATGTCCGATGCCATCGTGTACCGCAACGCATGAGTCGCAGTGTAGATCGTCAGGCGAAAGTGGTCCTTTCCCTCGGGCCGCCAGAGCTTCACCGCGGCGAGAACGTCCCCGGTGTCCTCGTCGACCGCGAGTTCGAAGACGTGTGAGGGCTGCATAAACCAGCGAGGCCCATGCCCCGCATCCCACGCCAGGACATGGCACTGCCCGGTCAAGAGGGCCTCGCGGTGCACCTCCTGCTGGAACGCATCGAGCCGCACCGTCCGCGCCGTTTCGTCCCACTGCGGCGCGTCATAGCCGCCGGTCTGCACGGAGGTCAATTGCAGTCGGTCGACTAGCGCTTCGATCGGGATCGGGCACAGGTTGTAGCGAAAATCGGCGAACAGCTCCGCGACGCTCCGTCGAAACTCGGCGCGCCCGTACTCCATCGGGTGGTTGCCCTCGTAATACCGGCGCGCCGAAGCAATCGCTCTCTGCCGCGCACTGAGCCGGCGGAGTGCCGTGCAAATCTCTGCTTCGTGTTGCATGCGCATCAAGTCCTACTCAGGCGCAAGCCCTGCGCAGACAACTCGCCGAAGAGCTGCATGAAGTTCTTGCGCATCCAGCGCGCAAGATCTTCGTCCTGAGCGATAATCTTCACTTCCCCATTCGAGCGCGCTCCGGCGCGAATCCCCGACAATTCGCGCTCGCTGATTACCCGGCCCAAATCGTTCCCACCGAGCGTCGAGCGCCGCAGATCGGGCGCTGTGTTCTTGGCGGTTGCCGCCGTGTTGGCAGCGATATCGGACAGTAAGCCCGTTTGCCCAACGGATGTCCCTGCGAGCTCCTGAGCCAGTCCTGCACGCGCATCAGCAATGGGGTCGCTCCGGCTACCCTTAGTGCCGGCCATAGCTTGCTCGATCCCAGCACGAGACTCGCCCACCCGCTGCTTGACGCTGTCCCAAACCCCGGCAATCCCCTGCCCCAGCGCAGACGAGCCGAACGTCTGCTCCGGATTTGCCCCAAAGCGGGTCATGAGCCCACCGAGATCGCGGGCGCCGCCACCCACGCGATCGAGCAGCGAACCTTCGCGCCACTTGCCGCGCTGAGACTCGCCGAACTTCGTCAGCCACGCCCCGATCTTCTGGATCACGCCCATGACCCACGTCACGACGCTCTGGACCACGCCCCGTATCGTCTGGCCGATACCCTCAATGATCGAGGGTATGTTGGAAATCACCGCCACCACGTTCGTGAGAAATCCTGTGATCGCAGGGCCGTCGACACCGGCAAACAGGCCAGCAAACCCGGCCGCAATCGTCTCGATCACACCCGACGCCACGAGCGCCTCCCCCCAGGCCGCCACCTTCTCTAGCAGCGGGATCACCACTGCGCTGAACACTGAACCCGCCGCCATCTTCAGGCGATCCCAGGTGTCACCGAGATTTTCGAAAGCGTTCTTTGCGCCGCCGGTGACCATCGGCAACTTCAGGAGTTCTTGCGTCACCAACGCGATGAACATCTTCGCGTCAATGCCGAGCTGCTCGAGCTGTTCGCCGCTGGCTGTCCCGAATGCGGCAAGCATAATCTGCCGAATCTGGGGCACGCGCTCGGCGATCTGGTTGATCTCCTGCCCCATGATCTTGCCCTTGGCCGCGATCTGCGTGAGCGCCAGCATGACCCCGTCGAGGTCCGCTTTCCCCTTACCGACCGTCGCCAGGGCGTTCCCGAACCCGATGAGAGCCGCTTCCGCGAGACGGGCCGAGAGCCCCGCAGCTTGTAGAGCGATCGAGCCCTGCAACGCCTCGCGGAAGCCCAGGCCGGGGATCTTCGCGACCAGCGCTAGCCGTTCGATCTGCGCAGACGCCTCGGCGGCCGAGCCAGAGACCGCCATCAGGCCCATCGTCAAGGCCTCCATGTCCGCAGCCGCGGCGATCGACGATGCCGCAAACGATGCAAACGCGCCCGCCAGCGTCGCCACAATAACGCCGGCAAATTTCGCTATCGCACCCGCCGCCGAGGAAATGAACCCCACGACCTTCGTTACAAGGCTCGTGATCCCCTGCACCACCGAGCCGATCGCCCCAACGACGGCTTGGAGGGCGCCAGTGATAACGCCACCAATCGCCGCGAGGGCCGTCCCGGCCACCGGGATGAAGCCGAGCGCCATCGAGACAGCGCCACCGACCATGCCGACCGCAGCCTGGCCCATGCTCGTCAGCGAAGTGAGCGCGTTTCCAACCGCGCCAATGGCGCCCGATGCGACCTCGCTCGCGCCGGAAAAGGCGCCAGCAGCGGCCGACATGGTCGCCCCCGCACCGCCACCCGCCATCGAGGGAGCCGCGCCACCGCCCGCCGCCGCACCTGCTGTACGGGTGATAACCGACTGATTCGCTCCGCCGCCTCCGGCGCGCACCACGAAGTGCTGCTTGACCGACTTCTGCGCCCGCGCCAGACGCTCCGTCGAGCGCGTCGCCGCATCCACAGGACCGTACGAAGCCTGTGCCGTGTACCTCGTGATTTGTTCGGCTACTATCGGCATTAGCGTCCCAGGAAAGCTTTGAGGATTTCGAGCAGCTCGTGCTGCTCATGGCGCAGAAGCGCCATTGCAGAGGGCAAAGCCCTCTCCTGCTCGTCGGTCAGTTCTCCGGGGAGTCGTCCCCAGATGCGCAGGGCGGCTCCGATTCGCCAGCGCTCAAGTTCGGACTCCCGGAAGGTTTTCCCACATCGTCGACCTCCGCCACGAGCGCAGAGTCCTGCTGCAGTACCTGGAGCTGGCTCCACTGCTGGCGGACGTAGGTCCAGTTCCACGCCTGGTTTTCGGCTAGCCATAGCCAGTCCGCATCCTCGACCCGTTCCTCGGTCAGCTCGCGCGTGGCGACCTCACCGTCGTCGTTCATCGACATCTTTACGACGCCAACCTGAGTGTGCTGTAGCTTGCCGATGAACCCGGCCACGTCTGCCCGGTCCCGCTTCCCGCTCGGTATGAGCGCCCGGACTCGCTCGGGCACGTCCGCATCGAAGCGCGCAGTGTCGTAGGCTCGGATCGACTCCTCGGCGGCTGCCTCGCACGCGCGAACCTCGCTCGCCCTGCGCAAGACCCGGAAGCGCACCGCAAACGCCGGGCTACCCGGATCGATTTGCAGGGGGATATCAAACGTCGAGGCCGCCTCGCGCGACTCGAAGACCGCTACTGCATCGGCGAACCTCATTCGGAGGCCTCCGGCTCGTCATGCGGCTCGAGCTCACGCTCGCGGTCCGCGCACTGATGAGGTGGGAATCCGCCACCCTGCTCGAGCTCGACATCGATCGACTCGGGCTTCTTCCTCACGACTGGTTCCCTCCGATGCCGCCGCCCGTCATCTGCAGCGTCCCTTCCCACCGGAGAACCTCTTCCTCGTTCCCATCGATGTTCAGCTCGAGCATGAGCGCCTTACGTGAGGCGTGGGAGCTGATGAGCCTCGCCCCCGACGTCGTGCCCGCTGGGTGAATGATCGCAGCGAACTCGGCGGTCCCCAGCAGCATCCGCCAGAGAATCTCGGCAAAGCCGGTGCCCGTTCCGCTCGGAGAGGTCGGAGCGCCGTTGCCCTGGAGCGATACGCTCAGCATCTGGATGCGCTCCGACTCGCCCGTGCGATTCAGGCTCGAGAGCACCATCGGGGCCGTAATCGTCAGGCCGCCGAATGTCCATGTCGTCGTCAGTTCCTTGTCCGTCGCCGTAGACGACTCCGCCGCGGTTTCGAGCGCGTGAGCTGCCGCCGCGCTCACCATCAGTTCGGCATCGAGGGAATAGTCCGTGCCTGTGGCGTTGCTCTCTTTCTTCATCGAGTTGTAGGCCTTCCCTTCATCCACGAGCGTCCGGATCGCCAGTTTCGTCGATCGCGCCTGGGTCACGTACGCCGAACCTCCGATGGTGAGGGCGCTGATGTCCAGCGCGGTCTGCACCACGTTCGAACCGTCCTCCTGATTCAGCGAGACGCGGAAGGTTTCCTCGACCGCCGTGACCTTGCCGCGCTGGTGCCGCTGAGCAATACCCTTGGTGTTCGCGACCGTTTGTGGCAGGCCGAGTTCGTAGCCTGTCAACCGTGCAAGTAGGTTCTGCGCCGCCCCTGCGTTCCCTACGTCGAGCGTGAAGAGCGATATGTCAAGTGAGTCGATTCGTGCTGCCATGATTGCTTACCTATAGGAGAATTCGTACTTCCAAACGTCGTCGAGCAGCCGCCTCTGAGCCCGCTTCGCGAACTCGGCGATTGCCTTCCAGAACCTGCGATCGACCATCTTCTTCGTGCCGCCCGGCAGGAGCACCCAGTTTGCGCCGGCGCGATACCCCGCATCGATGACCTGTCTCGTGAGCGTGCGGCTCACGATCTGGCGAAACGCCCGGGACTGCAAGCCGCCCGATTGCCGGTTGATGGGCAGCAGCGGTGCCGAGCCGCGCGCGGTAACTCGCACCCGCGCTCCGCGCTTACCCTTCGTCACTCTGCCTCGTCCGCGCCCGTACGGATGGCCGCGCCGGCGCAGTTCGGCTAGCGACAACCCGCCGGACGTAAGGCGACGCATCTCGGCGAAGATCTCCTCGACCATTTGCCGGTGCCGGCGCTGAAAATATAGAATCGTCGCCTTCGCCCTTCGCTGTTGCCACTTGGCAAGGGCATCTGCTGATCGGAACACTCGAGCCATTGGTCTACACTGTTGACCATGCGCGTGCGTGCGTTGGTCGCGATTGCCGTCATCGCCGCGCGGGCAAGCTCACCCGAATTTCCCAGCCGACCATCAGCTCGAACCATTCCGGACCGAGCGGCCCGATCGCCGCTTCCGCAAACGGATCGACGAGCCGGGGGAGATATCCCATCCCGCGGAACCGAGTCGACTGCAACTCCCGGGACAAACAGCCAGACAGGGCCAGCCGCTCGCGTTCCCAGTCCGGACGTGGTCCGTGCAGCCGAAGCCAAATTGTGAAGGCCAGCACGTGCGCGATGGTGACGACGCCCTCAGCTTCGGGCCGGTCCTCCATCAAGACGACCGCGTGATCACCATAGGTCGTATCGTCGGCGTCGATCTCCGGCGGCTCGATGAACACCTCGGCAAGGCCCGTCGCTTCCCGAACCGCCGCGACGACCTCGCTGCGAACGTCCTCGAGCACCTCGATCACCTAACCCACCTCCTCGAGCACCACCACCGCGCAATCGGCCCATTGGCCGTATTCGTGGCCCGCGGGCAGGGCCGCCCCTGCGAAGTGGCGGCCGGTCAGGTCGACGCCCGCCGCGCGGCCCTCGCATCGCCCACGGCGACGAAAGTGCCGCGCATCGTCAGGGTCGACCAGAAACTGATGAGGCCGCAGCGCCTCCACCCCGTAACGCTCCAGCGCGTAGCCCGATGCGAGCGGCGAGAGCTGCCCCTCGACCAGCACGCCGCCTTCTTGGACGGTCTCCTCGACGACCCCCTGGGCGCCCGATGCTGGCTTCGGACTGGTTACGTAGACCGCGTGGGGCTTGGGATCGACCACTACGACTCGATGTCGACCCGGCCGGCCGGTCGCCTCGCCTCGACATAGATCGTTCCGCCAGAGATGGACCCGCCCGCTGCAATCGCCGACACTGCCGCAATGAGGGAGTCCGCATCCGCTGTGCCTGCAGTCAGTGCAAAGGATCCATTGCCCGTAACGCTCGCCGTCCACGTCTTGCCCGCAGTCGCCGTCCGCGTCGCCGGGTTGAACTGTGTGCCGGTCACCGTCACGATATCAGTAGAACCCGCCGACCCCCGACACGAGCAAGTAACCGAATCCGCCCGCATATTTGCTCGTGTCGACGGCAGAGCCTGCCGTAAAATCCGCGCCAGACACCACTAGCTTCGCTAGCGCGTTTGCGTACGTGGCACCCTGAAGCAACTCGAAGTAGAGGTTATGGACGCTCGGGACCTGGCCCGCGCCCTTCCACAGCTGCCACAAATCGCGAAGTCGCCAGTTTTGGAGTCCGGTCCATTTGGTGCCCGTCGTAGGGTTCAGGGCCGAGAGAAATGCATCCAGCGAGCCATAGCCTCCGTGCACCTGCACATGGCGCTCGATGCGGGTGAGTAGGCCCTTGAAATCGCGAGCCGAAACCGTGTCGGGGTCCAAGCGAGCCTTGGTGGTCGCATTCGCCGGCGACAGATCGGCCCGCGAGGAGAAATCCGAGAACGTCAGGCTATCGAGTTCCTCGATCGCATCCAGCGAGGCCACCACGCCGTCGCGAAGTCGACGCCAAGCCTGAATCAGGCGGTCCATTTCGGTGTTGAAATCTGCTGTTGCAATCATTTACGCCTCGATCATCCCGGGTGGAAACGACGCCGCCCGCCGCGCTCGGTACCGCTGGGCTTGCGCCCGGCAGTGCTCCGCGATCTGGCTGCGCGTTTGGCGGTTCGGCCCGGCGCCGACGTCGAACTGGTTGAAGGCGAGCCCGGCGCGGTGCTCCCACACAAGTGCGCACGCCTGGTCCAAGTCGTAGGACTCCTCCCACGCTGCATCATCGACGAGTCGCCCCTCGTCGTCAGGCATTCGGCACCGCGCCAGGAGCGTCTCGACATGAGACTCCTCGACCGCCGGCAGCGCGTCGATAGCGCACTCCGCCCGTACGTACGCAACCGCATCCACCAGCGAAATCTGCATGAGAAAGAGTGGCGCTCCGCCCCAGAAGGAGCGGAGCATCTAGGGATTCGGCTAAGGCCGAATCAAGGCGGCCGCCGGGAACTTCACCGGCGCCACACCGGCAGTAGGCGTAGTGATGGTGAACGCTGGAGTACCTGTCGTCACCGCCACGTCCCCAGCCGCTGAAACAACGTCGGTGATGTCCTGCGAGCCCATCGCACCTTTGTAGGTAATGTCGAACGTGAAGTTCGGAGTCGAGCCAGACCGGGCCACCGCCACATTGTCGCGACCGATCGTTCCGAGCCGCTCGAGCTCAGCCTGCACGACCGCTGCTGTCGCATCGTATACGATCGCCCTGGTCGTCAGACCGCCGAAGCTGATCTTGAACGTGCCCGGCCCGATCGTCGTGATGCCCGAGATCGCGATGCGCTGCACCTCGTTCGTCCCGCTCGCCTTGGCCTGCCGAGTCATGTAGTTCGCGACCTGCCAACCGACGCGGATCGAGAGCCGGAGGGCCCGCATCTTTTGCAGCGCCAGGTTGAAGAGGATGTTCCCATTCGCGTCGGTAATGACGGCCTCGCGCAGAATGTCCCAGCTCATCTGCCTTTGGACTCCGAGCACGAAGTTCGACCGGTCGAACGCGATCATCTCCGGATCGCCCGTCGTCGGCGCGCCGAGCGACCACCCGCCGCCCATGCCGAAATAGACGGGCAGGCCCTCGATCGATGCGACCATCCGCCCGTCGATGACCTCGTTTCGCACGTCGAGCAGCTTTTGCCCAGTCGTGTCACGAGCCGAGCGCAAGCGTGCCTTCATCTGCAGGTCCGCCCCGAAGGAACTCGGAACGAAGCCCTTTGACTCGAGGAACGCCATGACCTGGTTGATGTCCTCAGCGATGCCGCCCGACGCGGCCGCGGCCGTACCTCGAGTGCGAGTCTGTGACGCCGTGCCGATCGCGGAAAACACGTTTGTCGGGAATGTGGACGGGGCACCCTCGCCTCGGAGAACAGCGACGTCGAGGCGGTTCGAGAGAGCCTCGATCGCCTGAGGGCGCACCTCCGCCCACATGTCGAACTGCGTATCCGCCGCTACGACGTCAGGGATCGGAATGAGCACATCCAGATCGTCGCACACGATGGTCTTGGCCTCCCAAGCGAGCTTGTCGCCTTGAGATAGCCCAGTGTCCCCCTTCCGGAAGAACGCCGTCGCCAGCCCCTGTAGGACGGGCATCGATGTGGTTGTCACAGGCACCGGGATCTCCCGGAACGCCTGCATCACGATAGAGTTCTGCCGCATGCCATCGAAAATTTCGGACACGATCGGCGCAGGCACGAGCGCCGCAGCGGCCGCGTGTTGAATTGCTGGAGTCAAAATATCACCTCGCTAGATGGCGGCCGCTACGGCCGCGATAGTTCCGCGCGGAGAATGTCGTTGAACGTGGACGCAGCCGGAGCGCCAGATCCGGCCCCTGCATCGCCCCCGCCTGGAGTAGCGATCATGTACGGCTCGGCCTTCGCCAGTTCACCAAGGACGTCCTCGGCGTTGAGCACGCTCGCGCCATCGAGGCGCAGCTTCTCGCGATCGAGGAGCTTGATGGCTGCCTCGGGGTTGCGAAACCCCGCCTTGTGAGCCGCTACCCGGAGTTCGGCGTCGATGAGCCGCTGATTCGCCGCCTGTGCGGAAGCCTCTAGCGATTGCACCTTCTCCTCGAGTTTCGACAGGTCGCCAGTGGTCGCCGCTTTCGCTCGTTCGAGTTCTTCGCGCAGATCCTTCGCCTCGACGCGCCGGGCGGCCGCTTCAGTCCTAAGTTCCTTATTCTCCGCTTTGAGCCGATCGATCTCGGCCTGCAGTTCGCCGGCGGTAGGCCCCTGGCCGCCGCCCGTGGGGTCCTGCCCCGCACCCTTCTTTGGGTCCTGCCCTGCTCCGACGTGGGGGTCCTGCCCCGTTTGGTTGCTCATCTATCCTCCAGCCTACTGCGGCGCCCGCAGTGAAATCGTCACGTCATAGGCCATACCCTCTTTGACGAGAGCTGGCGCAAAATGCCGAAGCTCGAACTGCCGTCCGTCCCCATCCTCGAAGACCGCGTTCACGCCATCCTCCGATGAGCGGCGCATCACGCACGTAGCCGACGCAATCGTCACCGATCCCACCAGGCCCGGGTCCTCCGCGTCACGCTCGGAAACGAGCACAGCACTCAGCACCATCGTCGCCTCCGTCGCGATCGCCGCAACCTTCTCAACGGTGTCTGCGATCGAACCCTCGGCAAACCGCTCGACCGCTCGCACGATCCGCTCGAGATCGGCTTCACTCACATTCGTGGGATTGTCAACTCCCTCGGGGTCCACGGGCGCTACCGGGCCCTCGGGGTCCACGGGCGCTACCGGGGCCTCGCCTTCCGCCGCGTCGGCCGCCAATGCGTCCACCTTATCCTTGTCCTTTGCCATTTCCATTTACTCCTTGCTAGTAGCCTCTGGTATCTCCATCTCTCCAGCCACGTCGATTTCGATGCAAATCAGATCGACCTCACAGACAGCGAGGCCGCCCTCGTCGATCCGCCAGCGGATAGCCCGGACGTGCTGCATGATCGGCAGCGGTTCGAGCGTTTCGGGATCGACCAGCTTGGTGCCGATCGGCGTGCCGTCTGAGATCAACTTGACTTTGGTATTCATCTTCATCCCACCACCCGATCAGGTCGCAGAGCGCAGCATCGGGCGGAAAATCGTCCATCGGGTCAATAGAAAAGCCCCTGCCTGATCGGACCTTGGCCTCCTCCTGTCTGACTCATGAAAAGTACTTGCCTTTCGGCTATGGCGCCCTGAGTCTCCTTCCAAGTCTTCTCCCGAACGAACGGGCCGAACTCCGGATGCTCACCGCGGTGGACCAAATCCGGCAGCCGCAACTCCCCGCGCCGATACAGATCGAACTTGCGAGGCCCCAAGATGATCCGCTGCTCGGCCTCGCTCAGATCCTCGAACGCCTCCGGGCCCGTCACCCCGCGAGGATCAGAGCCCAAGAGCACCGGAACCGGAATCCCCCGGCAATTCGGATGGACCGCCAGATCCTCGGACTTGTCCAGGATTTCCCCGTGAAGTGCCCAACAAACCGCGCACGTCAGCGAGTCGAGCCGCTCACGCCGAACGATCCGGTCGACCTCCGGCACCGCCCTATAGCCCGCCATCAGCGAGCCCCGATATTGCTTGAAGCCCTCAGTCTGGTTGCCCGTCAGCAGCCGGTCGAGGTGCTCGCCCGTGAGCTGAACAATCTGCTCCTCGGCGTGGTCTTGGTCCTTCCAGGTCCGAAACGACTCCTTGAGCCGAGCCACCACGTCCCGCGCCACCTCGTCGGCATATGGCCCCATGTCCGGAGGGCGAAAGCCCGGCAATTCCGGATCCCTGCCCACCAGCGCTTCCAGGATCTTCCGAACGTGCGCTCGGCCCAGAGACCCAGAGTCCCCCACCGATGCGTTCAGGATTCGCCCGGTTTCCTGACCAGTAGCCCGTCCATGAGCTTCGATGATCCGGACGAAATCGTCGCCTTCTTCCCTGAAAGCCTTCCGCAGCCGAGCCGCAAAGCCCGACCAAATCCGCGCGAGACCAAGAGCGCCCGAGGCTAGCCGCGCCACCACCGCCGCAACGAAGGCATCGAGGTCACGATCGGAAAGCGCCATTAGTCGTATTCGCTAGCTTCGCGCACCGAACCTGTCTTCTTCGCCGCCCAGTGGTTCAGCATCTGGGTCAGCATGTCCACCCAGTCGTCGTTGGGCGAGAACGGGAAGTCCGCCGTCTCCGTGATCATCTCGCCCACCCACTTCATCAGCATCGGATGAGGGAGGATCACGTTGCCGGCTTCACACAAAGGTGAGACCGCGTTGGCCCTCGAAATCTTGCCGCCCTCCGGCTCAATCGGGATCAGCCCCGGAACCGTGCTCTTGAGCTGCGAAATGACCGCTGGACCGTTCGCCTTGTCCTCGACGAGTTTCCGGCGTGCCTGGGGCCACTTCTCGTGCATCCCCACCACGGCGCGGCACGTCGCCGTGAAGCTCAACCGGTCATGAACCGCGTCGAGAAGGTACCGCTCGGCCTTCAGCCTGCCCCACACGCCACCGCAAACAAAGTCCGAGCCCGTCGTGTCCTTGAACGTCATGTCCCAGGACTGCGCGACCTCGTCAAAGCTCTCTGGCAAGACAACCGTCTCGCACTCGTGCAAGGTCCCGTCGTCGAGCAGGACCGTCACCGGGGGAGCCTTCGCTCCTGCCGGCAGCCAGAACCGCCACCAGCGCCGCTTGAAGATCGAACCCTCAGCCGCCGCTGGCCGCTGCTGGTGCTGGGCGGCAAAGCCATCGCTGCCTAGGTCCGCTTTCGCTTCGGCGACCACCTCCGGCGTGAAGAGCCCCGGGAACAGCAGCTCGCCCCTCTCAGCGCGAGGATCGCGCCAGCCAATCGAGGTCGAGCATCGCCTCTCGGGCTCGTACTCGGTCGAAAGGCACAGGTGCTCATAGCCGCCGCGCTTGAGGACGTGGCCGGTGAGGTCCTCTGCGTGGAGCCGCTGCCCGACAATGACCCGGGCGCCCGTGCGCGGATCATTTAGCCGGCTGCTCATCGTGCGATCCCACCAACGGATGGCGGCCTCTCTGGCTAGCTTCGAAGGCGCATCTGTCGCGTTGATCGGATCGTCGACAACTACGCAGTCGCCTCGAAATCCAGTGGCGCGCGATCCGACTGAGGTCGAAAACCGTGTACCGCCGGCCGAGTTGACGAACCAGGACTTCAGGTTCTGTGACGTGGACAGTCTCCACGCCGGACGAAAGGCGCTTTGATACCAATCGGACTCGATGAGGTCCCGGCACCGCACCGAATCGCGGACCGCGAGGTCCATCGCGTACGAACTAAAGATCGATCGCCAGCTCGGCCGCTTGAGCCACATCCACGCCGGCCAGAGCACCGAGACGATGAGGCTTTTCATGTGCCCCGGCGGCTCATTTATCAGTAGCCGCCGTATCTCGCCTCGTGCCAGGGCCTCGAGGTGCTCACATTTCGCGTCGAGATGCCAGTTCCAAATCAGATCGGTATCGGGCTCGCACACGGGCCACGCTTGGCGGACGAACTCGGCCAGAGAGCCTAGCGCCCTTTCCGCCCCTGCGACCTGCGTGTAGGTTGGTCTGGCTTCCCCGCGAGCCCGCTGCATCAGCGGCGTCTGTTCCTGCGCATGTCGCAGGACGAGCGCTGCGGATTTAGTACGAGCCAAAACTGGCCACCAGCCTGTCGACCGCCAGCGCCTGCGCCTCCGCGTTCGTGCCGGCATCGGCGACCGCTGCGGCGGCGCGAATGAACGCGGGCAAGTGCTTCACGTCGATTTCGTCGACGTTGACGGTTGCCAGCCGCCGGGCCGCGGCGGCGATCATGCTTTCGGCGAGAGAGAGGTTGGCGGTCGCGATTCGGCGCTGTCGCTCCAGGTGCTCGACGAGGCGCTGCTGGTGCTCGATTTCTACCGCGCCTCGCGCGCGGGCTTCGATCATCCCGTCCCACGCTTCCGCGCGAGCACGCCACGTCCACAGCTTGTACCACTCGCGCCAGCGGCCAGGCGCGGGCTTCTCTGTCCGGCCATACGCTGCGGCCATCGTGCGCGATGGCCCCATGTCCCGAAATCGGCAGAAGGCTGCGTAGGCCCGGACAGATTCGCCGGGTTGCCGGTCCCAGGGCTGCAGTTCGTCGCTATGCAGCTAGAACCTCCAGCCGATAACGATACCCGGACGCAAATCGCGCAGGGCGCCCGTCCAGGTGTCCCCGAAGAGCGTGCCGCAGCCAACGAACAGGCCTTGCCATGCGTCGTTCGTGACGGTCAGCGCGGCACCGATCCGAACGCTCCCCAACGGCGCGAGCAGCCCGCAGGCGCTGACCTGCCAGCCGTAGTTGAGGGCCCATGTCTTCGCTGGCTCAATAGCGACAGGGCGCGCCTCAGAGCGGTCGGAGAAGATGGCGACCTGAGCGGGTGCAAGCGATGCCACGGCCAGCGTGGCGAGAACGAGCGTAGTTTTCATGGCGTTATTCATGTCGCATTCCGATCGGCGCGCCCTCATCCACGCTCTTGCGCAGGGCTCGAACGGCGGCGGTGAGTTCGGAGAGCGCGTCGGACTGACGCTGCATCGTCGCGCGGAATTCGCCCATGAGCTCCATCGCCTGCTTGCGATCGCTGTCCCACGCTCGGAGAATCCGAACCAGGAGAAAACCGGCCATCACCGCCCACGGCCCATTGGCGGCCAATCCCTGCATGAGTGTTTCCAGCATTTACCAGTCTGCCTTGATGAACCAAATGTTCGAAGCTAGTCGCCGGACGCGCCGATAAACGCCGTCGCCGTCTCTCGATCCACTTCCGTCAGTGTTCCCCTCGATCGTGTCGATTACCCACAGACCCAGAATCCGGCGAGTCCTTACGACGAATCCTATGTGGCCCGTCCAGGATTTCGGGTGGTTGCACCAGACAAACAAATCACCGCGCACGGCTTGTGTTGGGTCTCGGTGTGCAACGCCGCGTCGGTCAGCCCACGCCCTCCAGTTGCACGCCGAGGCTGGACCCTTCGGCATCTGGTCATGCGCCACACCCGCCTGGGTGAGGCACCACGTCACGAACGCCGCGCACCAAGGAGCGGGAGCTGTGATCCCGGCAGATCGCAGGTATTCGCGCACTCGAGGCCCGTCATTTCGGCCAACCTCGCGCACTCTGAAGCGGTCGCACTCCTGGGCGGCCAGCAACAGCGCGCGCTCAGCTGGCGCAACCCTTGCCCATTGGATATCGGTCAGATACGGCACTAGGCTCATGTTCTGCATAGACCCCGGCATGGACGTGAACGACTCGGTGAACCGAGCGCCGTGGAGTTGAAGGAGATGCATATGGAATCAGGAAGGGCCGGCCCACATTAGCGCCGACACCAAAAAACCCGGCGCTATCCGTAGTTGCCGGGCCTTCGAAGTCGGTGATGAGAGCCAATTAGCCCTACCCACCTATAAGGATGCGCTAAACGCGGCGATAGTTTCAAGCCTGATCCCCTTTTTTGCCCCTTAATCGATTCCGATCGCCGCCCCGAAGAACGGCTCGGCCCTCAGTGCCTCATCCAAAGCCGCCATGAACAGATCGTATCGCACCTGCGCCATCTGCTCCACGGGGACCCGCAGGCCAGGCATGCCTTCGGTTTCATAAACACGAAAATCCTGCCAGCAGCGCCGGAAAAGCGCCTCTTCGATGGTCTCACCCGGCCAGCAGACGGCGAAGTCGGACAGCTGGAGGCCCTTGACGTGCTTGTGGACGAGGACCGGCCTGGCCTTGGCGTAGCCGCACACTCTCACGAGGCGGCCATGAGCGAGGCTCTCGTCTCCGCACGGATCGGCGCGCCGGCCCGTCGGATAGCCGAGCGCTGGCATAGCGGGCTCCCCTCCGCTTTCGCAGGCGGCCCAGGCATCCAGCATCCGCGCGCGGTCCCACTCAGGTCGCCCCGAGCTGTCCGTTCGTACCTGTTTCGATACCATTACCCTTCTCCTCTAAATCGCCGACCTTTGCACGATTGCAGTATTTATTTCTGCAAACGAGGAGTTTCTGCAAACGTCGTTCGGCCTCGACTTAGGCAATACCTCCCCCCTCCCCACTCCCTCCCATAGGTTCAGGGGCTGAATGTGTGTCGTTTGCAGAAACCCCAGAAAGACCCAGGGCTTCGATTTTTTCGTTTGCAGAAATTCGCTTCGTTTGCAGGAATATTTGTGCAATCGTGCAAACGTATAGCCTACGGCTCATCCTCCTCGAACGGATCCAGGCTCCACATGGCCTGTTTTCCGCGCCGAACACTCACTACACCGAGCGCAGCGCCTGCTGCATCGATGAGGCGTTTCGAGTACCCTTCCGCTATGCCTGCATCGACGCACTCTTGGCGCGCCCGCGTGCCCTGGTTAAGAAACGCCTTCAGCCACTCATGACAGGCTTGACGAAGCGTGCTGGGGCGACCGGGCCCGGCCTTCGTCTCAAAAGGATTGTCTTCGCGGTCGACTAGGTATTCGATGACGAGCCCGTGCCGCTGGAATTGGAACGGCTCGCCGCGAGGGACGAGGATGCTCCCCTTCTCATCGGTCACGACCACCACTCCGCGCTCCTCCGGATGCCAACGCATGACCAGCTGGCCGCGCAGGGTGTTGCGAAACATGACAGTCCCAAGTCCGAGTTCGGACGCGGGTGACATCCCTAGCTTGCCCTTGCCAACGTGCCGAACCGCAATCCCCGTTGCGCCGGTCCGTTCGGCTATCTGGTTGACCAGGTCACAAAAAGGCAGCACGGCCACGCCGTCGCTGGGGTTGACCCCTGGAGGCAAGAAGTGATAGAACGGATCGAGCCCAAAGAGCGAGAAACCGCCCGTGAGGATCGTCTCGATCATCTCCTCGGCGTACGCCTGGTCGAGCGGACGACCGGACTCGCGCGAGTACGCAATGTAGCCCGGCCTGCCTCCGTTTGCGCGGTAGACCGTCTCGTACTCGGCCGGATTGTCCGAGTCTCGGAAAAACAACACGGTTTTGACCGGCTCGCACGCGCCGCCCATCGGAAGCACCCCGATCGACAGCCCGGCCGCGAGCGCCAGGAACCAGCTCGTCTTGCCGGTCCCACCATCGGCGTCGAGGAGGACAACCTTGCCCTTCGGCAAGTACGGCTCCCAGAGGAATCGCACCTCCTCGAGCTCGAAGTCACCAGGGAAGGTCGTGAGCCGCAAGGCTGAAGCGTTGAGCAGATCCGGCCGCGGCGTGAAGTCCTCTACCTCATGGCCGGCAAGCAGGTGATCGAAGGCGTCTTTCCCTTCCTTTGCCTGGACGACCGGCGGCGCGCCCGGCGCGCCCTTGAGGGCCTTCACGGCCGCCCGCGCGGCGTTTTCGCCGGCTTCGTCTCGATCGGCGACAATGACCACCGTCGCCTTGCGCAGGACCTCCACGTGCTCAGGCAGCCAAGGCGAGGAGGCACCCCCGGGCTTGGTCGTAGCCGCGTACCCGTGCCGCCACATCGCCAGGACGTCTTTCTCGCCTTCGCAGACGTAGATCGTGGCGCCCTCCGCGATGGAGGACCTGACCATCGGAAGCATGTAAAGCGGCAGTGGCCTGCCGTTCAGTCCGTGGTGATACTCGCCGTTCTTATAATGACCCTGCGGAAACGCGGTCTTACCTTCGGTCCGCGACACCCGCCCCACAGGCGCGCCCGACGCCTCGACGTACTCGTAGCCTCGTGAAATGCGGTCACGCTTACCGTCTGGTGTCTTCCAGCTGCCTAGGTCGCGTTGATCCCGCTCGGGGAACAGGTCCGCGAACGTGAGCCCCAGCGCCGAAAGGCAGGCCTCTTTGGAGTATGCCGGTTTTTGACTGGCGATCATGAGGGTGCCGTCGAACAGTTCGAGCCACGCGAAAGATCGCCGCGCATCCCCTTCCGGCGAGCACGGGTGTGAGCAGCGCATCCATCCCGCCACCTTCTTGAAGTCGGAGATCCCGCGCGCATGGAGGGCGGTTTCTAGAGTCTCACGTGGCGTCACCGCTAAAGCCCTCCATAGCTCTCTTGTATTCGCGACGCAGCGTCTCCACGCGGCGCCGGAGAACGTTAGCCTGCTCGTCATCGCGGCATAAGTCGATCTCTCGCTCAGTGCGCACGAGATCGATGGCGATTTGCTGACGAGTGCGAGCAGGAAACGTCATCCGGCGAGTTCCTCCAATAGCACCGTCAGGTACCCACGCGGCCCCCACTTCTTCACGACCTCCCCAAACGCCGCGATCCGGGCATCATTGACGAAGAAGCCCAGCTCTTCCATCACATCCTCCATGGTCTTGAGCAGGTTCGAAAGGTCAGGCTTCGTGCCCCGCCAAATCCCCTCCGCATGCCGGTTCTCGCCCTTCTCCCCCTCCCTCCATTGCCACATGAAGGAGGCCGAGAGCCGGAGCGGCCCGACAAGCGGCGCCTGGGGCACGTGGGGCTGGAGAATCTTCTTCCACTGGGCCAGGGCATCATCAAGCTCCGGGGTATTCCCCAGCGACTGGATCGGTGGCTTGCCGCGCGGACGAATCGTGATGATCCGCTTGCGCTGGTGCGTCGTCGTCGGAATCTCGCACTCCGCTTCAAACGCCAGCCACCTACGCGTCTCGGGAAAGAGCGGAACCCGCTGACGCTCCGGCCCCCCCCTCGTGCTCCGAGATGTATTCCTCGAAGAACTGCTTCGCCGCCGCGACCGATTCAGCCCGCCGACCCGCCACGCAGACGCGCTCCTCGCCATCAGCGCCTCGGGCCGCGATCATAAATTGGAACTCCGAACCGTCCGGCGTCACCGCGAGAGTGAATACTGAATCCCCAATAGCGCGCTGCTCCTTCGAGACGCCGGCCTTCGGCTCCTCATAGTCCTTCTTAGGCCGCTTCTTGGGCCTCGGCTTGCCGTTGGCGCCAATAACCGCAGCCGTTTCGCTCGCAGGCCTGGCTTTCTTCTGCTCGGCAGCCGCGCGCACCAGGATGTTTCCGAAATCGACTCCCTTGTGTCGCAGATCGACCTCAAGGAACTCGTAAACGTCTGGAGCGTTCACCGAAAGCGAAATCTTGTTGCGCCCGCTCTTGTCCGAGATTTCTTCGGCCGAGAGGAACGACAGAAGGTGATCGAGCACTTTCGCCTTCGCCTTATCGTCGAGCATGTCGAAGCCCTGCCGGTAAACCTCGATGACGAAGAATCCCTTCGGCGGCTCGCATGGCGTGAGATTGAATTCCTTCTCATCCTCTCGGGCAAGGAATGCGTTTAGGCCTGAGAGCTTAGAGGCCTTGCCCCAGTCCAGCTGGTCACGACGCCGGACCGGCTCCGAACGCCAAACGTAGTCGATTCGCACCTCGGCAAGGTGCTTGTGATGCGCATGAATGATGTCTTGGGCAAGGTCCCGAATCTCGGGCGCGGGTGTATAGGTGTTCGGCATTGTTACTCCATTAGGGTTGGGTCGTCGGGCATCGAGGCTAATGTCTCACTGGCGATGCGCGCCCATTCGGAATGGCCGCCAGCGGCCAGCTTGACGATCTTATGGAGCCGGCGGAGACGCTCCTCGAGCACTTCGATTCGAGCCTGCGCGCCGTCATAGGCCTGCTCAAGGAAGACGGCCTCGCTCATCGTGCACCCCCTGCCGTTACGCGCTTGATCCTTGCCGCGAGTGGGCCGATAAATGTCCTGGGAAGGCCGATCTTCTCGACGATCTCTCGCGCGCTGAGCCCTTCGGCAATGAGCTTCTCGATATCGGGGGACTGCATTCGAGAACCGATTTGTTTGGGCTGGCGCGTGCCACGCCGTGCCCGCTTCTCCCGAGCCTCCTGAGCCTCATGAGCCAGCTCCATTAACTCAGCGAGCACGGCCATCGGGACCTCCACAATCGTCGATTCGAGCCGCATCATTAGCTCCTGCTTGATCTCCGCGCGTTTGCTTGAAATCACAGCCTGCAGTTGCGCCAGCGAGCTGACCCCTTGAGCCGACACGCAATCGGGCATACTCATCGCCTTCTCCTTGCGCGCAGGCTGCGGGGGGGGGGGCTTATCGATGGCTTCCCCGCTCAGCCTTGCCAGTTTCTCGGGACTGAGCATGTCGCGATATTCGCTCACTGTGAACCTCCAGACTCAATCTCCGCACCGCAACCCTTGCCTTTCGCCGTCATCATCGTGAGGCCGCCTGGTTATGGTTGGTCAGGTCGTTGGCCGCACGATGCGACTCGGCGGCCTCACGATGAGCGGCCTGCCATACACCCAAGGCCAGGCATAGGAGAATCCCTGCGAGGACACCTAGAGCGAACAGCGGCAGTCGCGGTTTATCCCGCGCGGCAGCCCGGACACTACCGCCCAAAGCCAATAGCCGGAGATCTCTCGGTCGGTTAGTCACCCCCTCCGGAGAGGGGGGCTTTTGCGTATCGCGATCGAAAATCAGTTCCGATAGTCGTGTCTTCATGGTCGTACTCCTGTCGTAATCGTCATCGTCTCGCGGGCCTCGGACGTCACGAAACCCGAGGATGCCTCGCTCGCCAGTTCGGCCTGGATGGCACCGGGAACCAGCGAAATCCGGGGCGAAACCTTCACGCCGCCAACAGCCTCCGAGACAATGTCGAGGACCATCTGCCGCTGCACGTCTGCCCCCGCGCCGTCGCCAAAACCATCGAGGTCGAACGTCACCGAGAGCGCTCGCGGATAGCGTGCCGATAGCGCAATCGACGCCAGGTCAGCGTCTGCGATCGATATTCGGCCAGGAACCGACCGGAACGACACTGAGCCATAGAGGCCCTTGAGCGTTCGCCCCTTCTCTCCAGCCAATTGCTGCCGCGCATAGTGCTCGACCTCGCTGTCGAAGCGCCAGTGCAGCGAGTCGAGGCGACGCTTGAAGTCGGCCTTGAGCTGCTCCGCGTTTGCCAGCACCGCCCGGGCGTGGATCACCGCGTCCGTCTGCTCGATCGCCACCATCGCCGCCTCTAGCTCGCCCATGCGCCGGAGCACCCAGTCGAGCCGGTCCGAGGAGTCGACGACGAAGCCGTCCTCGACCACCGGCCTGAGCACCTCGCCCGTCTCCGTGTCGACCACGAACCCGTCGACTACTATGTGATGGTCATGTGCTGCGTCTGTCTCGGGTGCCGCATCGGCAGTTGCTCGACTAGTGCGCCGGAGGCCTATCTCGGCCAGAGCCGCATCACTGAGCGGGCCGAGCCCGACACTGTAACCGACCGTGGACGTGTAGCTCTGGTAGACGCGTGAACTGTGCCATGCCGCCTCGTCGACTACCTGGTAATCCTTCGGCAGGACCGCCAGCACCGGCTGCGCCTTCTTCTTCGCGGCCGCGCTCATGCCGTCACCGCGGCCTGGCCGGTCATTCGGGCGTACAGCGCGGCAAAGGTCTTCTCTGGGCAGATGGCGGCTTCCTGAGCGAGGTTCTTGCCAATCGTCTTCTCAGCCGCCTGGAGCTTCCGGTACTGCGCCTCGGTCAAATCGACATACTCGGTGAGGCCGGGGTACTTGCCCCCAGGGATAGCCGAGGCAGGCGTCGCAGGGGCCTCCGTAGCAGTAGCCGCACAGCCAGGGTTTCCCGGGCCATCATCCAAGGGCATCGTCTTCTCAGCCTTGGCCAGCAACTGGTCGTGAATATAGATTTCCATTTCCTCGACCGTCGCACAGCCTTCATCGGCTGCCTCTTTGAACCAGTGCCCCCACGTCTTTTCAGGCGATCGCTCGGCGATCAAGCCGCAGATCTGATTGAAGCCGGCCTTCGTCCCGCCGATCGACTGGTACCACCTGCCAGCGTTGAAGCTCTCGGCCTCCGCCGATAGTGCAGGAGTCGATACGACCTCTCCGGTCTCCATGTCCACATTCGCCAGCGATGCGCCTGGGATCGTGACAACCTCGGTCTCGTCGCTCATGCCAAGCCCGCAAATCGAGAGCGTCACGCGCCGCTTCGCCTTCGTTTCCGCCTTCATGTAGGCGTTGGCGAGCGCCTCGCCGCGCAACCCCTTCACGTCGACCGCGCCGGTCGACTCGTCCTGACGCCCAGCGCGCGAAGCCCGGGCAGTGACGACGTAGATGTCGCCCACCATTTCACGAGCGACAATCTGAATGGAGATGTCGCCCCCCTTGCGGAGCTGGTCCGTCGCGTCTCTCGTGGCATACAGCGTCAGCTTGCCGTTGAGAGTGATGTACTGGAACGGCCTGGTCAGCGGATTGAGGCCAAGCGAGCGGCAGAGACTCGAATAGTATTCGAGCCGCTGATCCGGGCTCAGCGTCGAGAGGTCGTTCTTAACGACAACCTTCTCGAGGATCGCCGCATTCGGCGCGGCCTTGGCCAAAGCAGTCGTGGGTTCAACCATTCGTGGCCACCTCGAGGTCGGAAGGGATCCGCGATGCCCGGATCAGCGCGAGCCCGGCCTGGCGGTGGCTATCGAATGAGCCGTACTCCTTGCCGCCCGCGATCGCCACACACTTGCCGTTCCGCTCATGGACCTCGCCGCAGTGGATCGAGCGGCACTTCACCTGCCAGACGCCCGGCGAGCATTCAGTTAGCTGAAAGCCGGGGCCGACGTAGCACGTTTTCGTTTTCATTTCTCCTCCTCGGAGGCTTTGCCGTTGACCCCGGCATCGGTCGAGGTATGATCGGACTGGACTGTCCCCTCCTCGTGAGTGGCACCGCCCGGATCGCTGGTCAGAGCATCCGGGCTTTCCGTTGATTGAGTTGCGAGCCTTGCGCGTGCCATTCGGAGGACTTCGTAGACCTTCGTTTGGCTGACCCCCGTCGCCTCAATGATTTCCCTAGGGGATCGCCCAGCCCGGTGCATGTCGAGGATCAAATCCACTGTTGCCTGATCCATTGGCGGTCGCCCGGTGCGCGCTTGTCCTATCATCATTACCCAATACTATACACGACATTACGCAAACGCGCAATAGTGCGAGAGGGATTTACGTAAAAAAGTCGCGTACACTGTTAAGCCGTGGATGAAGCGCGGGCAATCCGGACCGCCATGGCAAGCGCGATGATGGAGGGTCGTCGCCGAACCGGGATCTCTATCGGCGAACTTGCAGCCATGATTGGCGAGTCGCGCAACGTTGTGTCCAACGTGCTTAACGGCCGGACCAAGCCATACCCTGAACTGATGGCGAAAGTACGCAAGGCTCTCAACCTCCCCGACTCATGGCCCGAGATAGGGTCTGCAACCACAAAGCCAGCTGAGTCGGACGAGGTGAGGGAGTTACCCTTTGACTCCTTGCCCAAGGAACTCCAGAGCCTCGTTCGTGGTGACAGGGTGCTCTTGCCCCTCTGGCGCGGCGTTCTGGGCGGAGACGGGGAGTGCGAATTCATCGAGCCGGACACCGTCGAATGGATCGAAGTGCCTGCCTTCCTCGCAGGGCGCGATTACACCTCCGCTCGGGTCTGCAAGGTCGCCGGGATGTCCATGGCTCCCAGAATCCGCCAAGGAGACCGCGTGGTGGTCCGGCTCGAACCAAACCCTTCCCCCGGCATGATCGTGGTCGCCGAGAAACCCGAGCACGGCGGCCGCCTGATCAAGGTGCTTCGCGAAGTCAAAGGGGGATTGGAGCTGCACTCGATCAACGAAGGCAACGCCCCGATCGTGAAGCTAGACGGCTGGAGCTGCATCGCCGTCGCAATCGGCATCTGGACCGACCGTGAAGGCGGCCCCAACATCGAATGGAACGGCGGAGCGCCGCTGAGGGGATGAGAGAAAGGAAACCGAGCAGCGACCGCCTGGGCCTCGATGGGGGGGTGGACCTTCCTGCGGGCTGCATCCCAGCCTGCACCCTGCTCGGTGGAGGGGCGGTTGCCGCACTCCTCGCGTGGCTTGTCAATCCATGGCTGGGAGGTGCGTTCGCGCTGGGCGCTATGGCGATCGCGTTCAAGGTTAGCCTCAGCGAGATCGCCAAACGAAGCCAAAAAGCCCTAAAGTGCCTCCAAGACACTGAGAATCCAACCCTACCTGGCATACAATCTGACCAGGGGCAAATAGACCCATGACGGCCTACATTATCATTGCTGTACTCGTGATCCTCGGCATTCCGTCCATCGTGGGGCCGATAGTTGCCGCTCGCTTCCTCCAGCGCGCAACCGATTTTCCGCGGAATATGAGCCGCGCCGTAGACGAGAGTGCCTCCCAGCAGCTGTGGGGTCAGTCGGCGCGATTCGCGGAGGCTATGATTACTATCCTGGCTGCTTCGACTGGAAAGCATCTCGCATTTCAGATCAGCCACAGCGAGCAAAGGCCGAAAGACGGGGTCGTTCAGATATCGCTGCCGGACACGGAAGCGACCCGATTGATGCTTGAGCTCTTCACTCTCTTGATGTGGGCTCAGTACTGGATGCGACCGTGGCGGATCGGAAGTCTCCCTGGCTGCATCGCCTGGGGCCTCTTCATGCGATTCGGAGTCGATTCCCTCAAGACTGTCTCATCCGAAGACGTCGTACGGCTGGCCCGTAAACTGTGCCTGTCCTAGACGCGCACACTGCTCGCGCAGTTGCGGGATTCCCCCTAGCGTTCCGCAGCCACTTGGCGAACCTCCCAGCGGTGGGGCTTGCGTCCGTCGAGCAGTGAGATCGTCACTAGCGCCCGCTCGCCGGGCCGGATCTCGCGCGCGTACCCCTCCGCTTCGCCGATCCGCACGCCCCGATCATCCCAGAGCGCCAAGCTGACTTCGACGTACGCAAGCGTGCGCGCCGTGCGATTGGTCACGATCACGGCGATCTCAGGGTAATCCTCGGTCCCCTTGAGGCCAGGCTCGTACTCGATCGCATAAGCAGAAGACGGTAACGGGGTGCGCTCGATGAACCCGAGATCGCGTGCCAATTTGGCCTCTTCACTCTCAGCTGACTCCGAGGAACTGGCGGTCCCGTCCCCGCAACCTGCCAAGAACAATATAGCCATCAGCATCAACGCGACCGCTCTGAGGAGGCTGGAATGACGTGCGTACCAGGTCATCGGTTCCTGTTCTCCACATCAGCTCCCCACTCCTTAAGGTCTTTCACTGGGTCATCCGGCCCGTCTTCCTCATAGTCCTTCCGCGCCTCTTGTCGCTTCTCGATCTCCTGCATCTTGGCCGCGTATTCGCTGGTCCACTTGCCCTTTTCAGGCAGGTCGTAGCGATTGAGCACGCTGAGCCCGGCATCGCTGGCAATCGTCATCACTTCACCCCCATCCCGAAAGTTCACCCGTCCGCCCTTGATCGAAGATCCCTCGATGATGAGCCTAGCCCCTTCGAGCCTCCAAACGGCAGGCTTCGAGTAGCCGTGGAACTCCACGGTGCCGTCCGGGAAGAGGGCGAAAACCGGTCCATCGGTGCCACCCCAGGCCCCGACCGCCGTCTCGCGGCCTCCACAACCGGCCAGCGTCGCCACCAAGAGTAAGCCCAAGAGCGCCTTCATAGGTTCAAGTATAGGCTACGACCCGGATCCCGTCTAGGGCTCCTCGCGAGAATTTGCGTAAATTATTCCGTGTATCTTGCGCATTTGCGCAAACCTGTGTTACACTGCTTTGCATGGCGGCTCGATCTGACCATCAGCGGCCAAACACAGGAGGAATCAATGGACACGTCCAATCGCATCGACCGAAGCCACCCGATTTGGCTCGCTACCTACAGCGCCGCCATGCAGCCACAGCAGCACGCCTATCCGACCGAGGCATGGCTGTGCCACGCCTTCGCCCTAGCTGACGAGGCGGTCAGGCGACTGCGCGCCATCGAAGCAGACGACACGGAACGCTTGTTGGATGCCAGAGGGGTGCAGTCGTGAACAGACCCGTCACACCCAGAACCCCGACCGGCAAAACTCTTGCCGCCACTGCGCTCACTCCCGACCAGATCGCCCTCGCCGCCGTCCAGACCTGCATCCGCCACGCTGTCGCTAGGCTGCAGGAGGGTGTGCTCGAAGGCTGTTTCTCGCCCGAGCCGGTCTCGGCCTGGCGTGTGACCTGGCACGCCGTCGACGAGGCCACGATCGACGTGGATCTGCAGGTGGCCGAGCCAGTGGACATGCCACTCCGCTCAGCGGTGTCAGAGACCATTCGCCGCTTGGGCTTCGAGCCGATCGTCCAGTACGTCCTAGGCGGCGGCGTGTCCTGGATCATCCCGATGGAGGTTAGTCCGTTATGATCCGCGCTCGATTCTACGTTCTTCCGGCACAGCGTCACTGGATCGTCGTAGATCGCACCGGAGAAATCCTTTTCGCCGTGCGCTTCACCTCGCAACGCAAGGCGCTCCGCTTTGCCCATCGCCTCGAGCAAGACGGCGGGCAGTTCACCGTAATCGGTGTGCGCAACGACCCGGCGTTACTCGAAGAAGCCGCCGGGCACTACCTCCGCGCCGTGATCCTCCGGCGAGAGGAGGCCCGGAGCCGATGACGCCAACCGCCTACCCGCTCTGCTGGCCCGACGGCCAAGTTCGCACGCACCCTCACGCAAGGAAGAGCGCCTACGTGTTCAACCGCCGTGAATCTTGCGGGTCGCGCCGCGTGACCGTCCATGAGGCACTATGCGAACTTCGAGAAGAGCTCGCCCGCATGGGGATCAGCGACGACGAAACCGTGATCTCGACTGACGTGCCGACCCGGCTCGACGGCCTGCCGAGATCGGGCGTCAGTCCCGACGATCCCGGCGCCGCCGTGTGGTTTCGGCGCGGCGGCGAACTCCGCTGCATCGCGGTTGACCTGTTCGATTACGTGGCGGGCAACCTCCGAGCGATTGCGCTCGTGATCGACGGGCTCCGGCGACTTGAGCGCTACGGGTGCGCCGGGATGATCCAGTCGGCGGCCCGAGCGCTGTTCGACGCGCCCGCGCTTCCCCCGGTCGCCGGCCCCGGTCGCCGCTGTTGGCACGAGGTGCTCGGCGTCGCTGCCGACGCCCCGAGCGAGGTCATCGAGGCCGCGTACAAGGCGCTCGCCAAGTCTGCCCACCCCGACGTCGGCGGCAACCGCCAGGACTGGGACGAACTCGCTCGGGCCATCGAGGAGGCCCGGAGTCGAAAGGAGTGAAAAAGTGAGGCTTTCCCCTAATAAGTGAATGAAATGAAGTCGAATAGTCAGATGCGCGGCAGAGTATCACTGCCCAAGAAGCCAATTGCGGCGGTCTATCGCGTACAATGCCTGCGAGACGGGCGCGGCCCTTGGAGACCGGGATTGACCGATCTATGGCGCGATCACGACGTAGCAGTTCCACCGGCCTGGATGCACGAGTTCCCCAATCTGAAACTGCAAACAGGCTGGTTTTATGGCTCGGCGTGCCTAACGCCCCACGATCTGGCGTTGTGGTTTACCGCGCCCGAACTGGCCAGGCTGTACGACCCAGGGGATCGCGGCGTT